ATGGAAGTGTTCGCTTCAATGTTGCTATCAATAACAAAGGCAGCGTGAGCATTTTCAAACAAAATAGTCTCAGTTGTCACATTTCCATTGAGTGAAGCATCTTGAATATTGACGCTCAAGTTTGATAGGAGAGAACCATCACCAATATGGTAAAACGCAGTCACATTACCGTAAATGTTGAAGGTCTCAATCAAGTTGGAATGATCCACGGAATCCACAGTAAGGGTGGTGTCATACGCAGAATTCAAAGTCTTAGACAAGATGAATTCATTGCTTGAGTTTTTGTAAAACAATGCAACATTGGAATCCATTTGCTCCATCACAATACCAGTATCATTACCCACACCAAAGTTGGTATTACCCAAATGAATGATTGGATCATCCACAATTAAATTCTCTACACCCACCGCTACAAAGTTTCCATCTGCCTTAAGATTTCCAGTCACCCACAAGGAACCATCAATGGAAACTAAATTTGGTGACATTGTCATCACAGTGTGATCCACAATCTCATTATTCGCAGTGTATCCCAAGACATTTGCCGCCAAATCATCAACATGTCTGATTGGCTTAATGTGTAGAGTGTTGCTCTCAAACGCCTCTAACGCCTCGGGTGACGCATTCAAAATAATTGAATTTTCAGGTTGTGAATTTGTCCCTGCCAATGAACCGATGGCAATAGTATTGGCACCCTGGTTGTTTGAACCCGCATTATAGCCAATAGCAATCGCTGACAAATTCTGTGAAATCTCACCCGCACCAGTCCCAATCGCAATGGAATCTGTTTGTTGTTCAAAATGCCCCGCCTTGGAACCAATCGCTATGGTTCGCGAATACCAATTACCCTCGTAATTGGCAGAGCCTATTTTGATCTGTTTCTCCTCGTCGCCATAAATAATCAACCCATTTGAGGTTGCAATGTTTGCAGTCACTTCAAACGCTGTTGTCGCATTCGCCAAAATCAATGTTCTAAAAGTATTTGCATCTAACTCCGCTATTGTTTGCAAATTACTTGTAATATTTGACAAATACCGACCATCACCGTGATAATAGTGCGCAGACATATTGCCATTTAGAACAAACACATTCTCCTCGGGATATAAATCCTCAAAGTATGCTATAGAACTTATATCCATCAAATGCTCTGGCGAACTATTACCGAAACCAGTCATACCCCAAGGAACAATAAAAGCAGTTGGATAACCTTCAAATTGAACGGTTTCCATTGTTAAATTGCCAATTTCTGTGATCGCTTGCAGGTTCATGACAATATCTATTGAACCAAGATCATACAACTGTTTCGCTACTGGGTCATAACCCACCACATTGGACGCGTACTTATTAAACTCCAAATCTGTCACAAGAGTTCCTGAAGCTCCTCCAGCCTTCACCATATTTTAGAATAGAGTTAGAAAATTATATTAATTCGCATACATCAATGCCGCTTGTCCATTTTGAACCCGAAGGATATTATAACTTATAGCGTAAGTTGGGTATGTAATAGGTAAGTAATAACTTTCCATTTTAAAACTTGAAACTCTACTAAAATTGAGGCAACCTGTTGGCTGAAGTTGTGTAACTGATATACCGAAAGCGTACATCATTACATCAGGAATCTGTGTGTTGTTTGAATGATAATAAGCAGGGATGTGCACAAAGTGTGGAACGCAATATTTCCAATCTGTCATATCTTCACCATTGATGTTCAATTTCATCTTATTCCAATTCACATTAATATCACCGAAAAGTCGTGTATCTGAGTTGATAATACATTTCACGGGGTGATTATAATTTAGCTCTTGGACATAATCATTTGATGGTTGGTTCTCCTGAACTTGGGTAATCAACATATCAAGGGGTCGTGATCTCAACGATTGTCTTTCTTCTTCTCCCAAATGGTAATAGTTGGCATAGCATTCCCAACCATAGAATTCAGCATCCCGAGCCCAATACACTCTGATTTCTACATCGTGGTATTGCATGGCACACAATGGTAGAGCAGATTGAACATTCTCACAGAAAAAGAAGCGGAATGGGAAGAAATAAGAAATCCCTGAATAACCCTGGTGGCAACCGTAGAAACTCTTACTAATATTGTTTGCCATAAAATCAATAGCACACGCCTCTGTAAAGAGTGAGGTTTGGCGATCTACCAATCTACCACCAATGTATAATTCAACTGACTCAACCAATGTACTCCAATCACCCTCGGAGTGAGCTTCTTCAGAGCCAATGTCTTCTGGTGCTATATACATATAACCAACCAAATCACCCTTTTTCTCAACTTGAATTGTTGAAAACATCCCCGCTTTGGGTTTCCCTGTCAATCTCAATTTTTCAACACCTTGACTGAAATTTGTGTGTCTTTTATAAGAACTGTTAAAAAATGAAATTTCTGGGTCACCAGTCAAATGAACATCCTGAGCTCCAATCGCGACTAACCTCTGAATTGCTGTAGAACTCATACTAATTTAATTATTAATCATATTTTTTTAATAGACAATAAAACATGATTGATAACTATACATTTATGGAAGAATGACACTTGGGCTCATACACTTAAATTTCATAACAAGGAAATTTTCATCTGTTACTTGAGATGGGTTTGGAATTGTATTACCTGTTTGGTCCAACAAGGAAACAGTAAGGCGAGATACCCTTTTAAGTGGGTTTGGGTATTCATGGGAGATTTCATAATGATCTCTCTCTTTAAACATAATAAGTTGTTCGCTTCCTGTATGTTCTGAGGGAGTTACAATACTTCCAAATACTCCCCTGACCCGAGAAATTTCACTTGAACCATTATATTCAGCTGCAGCTCTTTCACTAAACATTGTTTTGAGTTCATCAATATCTACATACAAATGTTGAACAGCATCACTAGTGTGAATGTGTGTGCTCAATAATTTAGCCTCAACAACATTCTTTAATGGTTCATTCAAATACACAGAAAAAGAATTTTTACTCGCCTGCCCCAAAGTATCTACTGTCACTGTGAAATAATCGTAATTCTTGTCTGGCAAGTTCATTATATTATATATTTGGTTTTATTTTTTAGATAAGTGGCTCACCAATTCCGCCGACAACTTCATAATCAGATTGGTCATAGACAATCTTTTGGATGCCACACGCACCCCCTGGGGTTAAGTCCTTGGTGTAGGGAGAACCCTTGGCAGCACCTGGAACACATTCCAAGGAATATGGGAGACCCGCAATAGAGTCGGTGTTCTTCTCCTTGATTTTGATCTCACGGAGAGCGTAGGTGGAGGAACCCTTAAACATTTGGATAAGGATGGCGAGCATAAAAGCCACAAGAATCCACTTGACAATTGTTGTATTGGTTTTGTTCATACCAAGCATTTTTGTATATATTGGTATAAGAAAAAAAGTGAGTTAAAAACGAAAAGATAATTTAAAGCATAAGAGTATAATGGATGAGATTGTCATAGACAGGGGTGAGGCACCTACCATGAATTTTGATGAGGACGAACAGCGCCTGTGGGATGAGATTGAAATTTCTAAAAAGAAAAAATCAAAACCCCTCAAGAGACCAGGATCTAGACAAGCCCCAACAATGGATGATATGATGATGGATGATGAATTAGATGCTTTTGCAAATCCAATGAAACAACAGGAAGAAAAACCCCCCGAACCAATGTTTGGAAACCAACAGGTTGGGTATGACGATGACGAAATGCCAGATTATCAATCGGAAGCAGGAAGCATCATGAGACAACCCCAAATAGAAAAACCATCTACTGGATATTTTAGTGTAGACGATGAAAAAGCTGACCTCTTAAACAAGCTTACCAGATTAGAAAAGAAGGGTTTCACTATAAACAAGCGTTTGAATGCCTATTCAGATGTCAATGAGATGAGAGCGGAATACAAGCGTATTATGTATGGAATAGAAGTAGAAGGTTCCATCAAATTTTCCAGGAGAATGCTCGTAGCGTGCACAACAGGTTTGGAATTCCTTAACAGGAGATACAACCCATTCGAGCTACAGCTAGAGGGTTGGTCAGAATCTATTATGGAAGATATTGATTCATATGATGGGGTATTCGAGGAACTTTACGCTAAGTATAGAACCAAGATGCAAATGGCACCAGAAGTCAAATTGATTATGATGCTTGGTGGTTCAGCAATGATGTTCCACCTTACAAACAGTATGTTCAAGGCTGCTATTCCAAATGTCAATGATATTTTGAAGCAAAACCCAGGACTTGCGCAATCAATGATGTCAGCCGTTAAGAACACAGTTCCAAGGGGACAAGCACCACAACAACAAACACCCACCGCAGCTCCACCCCCAGGGGAGGAATATGAAATGAGTGGTCCAGGTATTGACTTGTCCCAACTCATGGGAACCATTTCAATGCCACCACCACCACCAGTTTCATCAACTTCAATCAGCAGACCAGAACCTGTTCCACAGGATGATGATGATATTTCAGACATCGTGTCAGACCATGGCGAGGAAGAAACTCAGGAAGAGGAACAAGTTAAGGAAGTTGCCATCCCAACTTCAAAACCCAAAAGAGGAAGAAAGTCCAAAAAGAATGAATTAAATCTTTGATTATATAAATGTTAAGCTATGCTTTCTTAGAGGAGGAAGAGGTTGAACAGAAAAAACCTCCCTCGCTAATTACTAAACAAATGGTCGCGCCTACTATGGTGCCTACTAAATCACCTATGTCTCAGGATGAAACAGAGTGTAATTTAGTAGTCATGTTCTTCGTTTTCGGAGTTCTTATCTTGGCTGTTATGGATTCAGCCAAGCGTTAATTATATTTTGTAATAAAACACTTTTGGAGTTTTTTCCTTCAAAAATATTTTATTTATTTGTTTTTCAATTGTTCTTTCAACTCCGCGACTTCTTTTTTCAATTCTTTGATACCTTCAACCAAAAGACCAACCATATTACCATACGCCAAACTATAGTGTTCATCTTCGGAACCCACAACAGCTTCTGGCAACACATCCAATACCTCTTGTGCCACCAAACCTGTCATTTGTTTATCATTCATTGTGAATGTGTAACCGTTCAATTTATCAATCTTTTCAAGAGAATTTTCAATCTTCTCAACATTACTCTTCAACCTGATATCTGATGTAGCAGTCACTTCTGGCGCTGTCACCAAAGTTGTACCATTTATCGTTGGTGCTGTTATAGTTCCACTAGCATTAACATTTCTGAACGAACTATCCCCGTTGCCATCGCGGGCTGCAAGAGTATTAACAGCCGCAGTAGGGGTTCCATTTGTTCTCAATGTTCTATTTTGACTACCATCATATTGAGAACCAGCTGAATAACTAATATAACTTGTAGAATTATCTAATAACAAATTACCAGCCAATACTGGATTATTTGCAGCAGATGTTATCTTAGCATCACCATACAACAAAATACCATCATCATTAATCTCTATAACCCCTGGGATATCGATAATTTTACCAGATTCCATATGTAAACCAGTGCCATTGAGAGAAGCAACATCAACATCATCGCTTCTAAATCTAATATCCACAGCACTTCTAGCATTCAAGAATGTTGTACCACCACTCCCCTGTCTCAACGCGTAAGCAACATTTGTTCTAAAATCCTGGTGTGTAAAAGTAGCACTATCATTGTGGGTTCCAGTAAGACCAACAGCAGCCCTACCAAAGTGATGATATGTATCTGTATCGTCCATCATAAACAATTGACCAGTTGCACCATCAAGTATTCCCAAATTATTATTGTCAGATCTAAAATGAATATCTTGGGCGGAAGGTGTGTTTATATATACATCCCCATTGGTTCCCTGTAAAAGGGCATATTGTGTAGAATCAATATGTTTGAAACCAGCATAATCTGAGTACCCTACATGACCAACCTGGGCTCTACCGATGTTTGCATAAGTATCGGTATCATAACCAATGTATAGATTCCCATCCGTCTCAAGGGTACCATAAAAGTGTGTATGTAACTCAGAGTTTTTGGGTGTAAAAGTAGTCACAGTTTCATCATCACTAGTATAAGCAAAAACCAATTCTTGATCTGCACCACCCATGTATCCCATTAAAACATTTGAATCATTTCTACCCATAATGATACCCATATCCAATGTTCCGAGAGCATTGTTCGCAGCAAGCACGAGAACGCTGTCATCAACTACGAAACTTTGTGAAGAAACTGCAGCGAAAGCACCAGTAACAATCAAGTTTGCATACAAATACACATTACCCTTTTCATCAAGGTAAAAGTTATTCATTGTGACAACTTCACAGTTATTTGTGTATGTAAGGATATAGTGTCCATTTGGATCATTTCCGTCTTCTAATCGTCTAAGTGGTGTAATATATGTAGCATCTGGGAGACCTGGATTGAAATATTGATCTGTAGCATTGAAACAAATTGTATTAGATGTGGTAATATCTGTAAAAGAACCAAATGCCATTGTATTATCTCCAACAGCATTGGCCTTATGACCAATAACAATACTGTTTCTACCTTGTGAAACAGAAGCAGCTTGTACACCAAGAGCAAAGGAATTCGCACCTTGGTTAGATGTACCAGCTTCGTAACCCAAGGCCACACAGTTCTCACCTTGATTTGTTTTACCAGCTTCAGTGCCAATAGCGACTGAATTAGCACTTTGGTTGGTAAAACCAGCTCTACCACCAATAGCTACAGAACCATATCCTTGGGAGGTTCTACCTGAATTATAACCAATAGCAATTGCATTAGCGCCTTGTGTATCATCACCAGATCTGAAACCCCAAGCAATTGATTGAGCTCCCTGGCTTGTTTGACCAGCTCGGAAACCCATAGCTTGTGAATAATCACCTTGTGTATCTCTACCAGCATTGTATCCAATAGCGACAGAATTAGAACCTTGTAAATATGAACCAGCCAAGTGTCCAATACCAATATTATATGCACCTTGTGCTTCCAAACCAGCTTCGTAACCAATAGCAATAGCATAACTATTTTGATTAGACTGACCCGCACCATAACCAATAGCAATAGCATTTGAACCTTGTTCTATTTCACCAGCATTATGACCCATTGCCATTGTTTGGTCACCTTGGGATGTTCTACCAGCACCATGACCAATTGCGAAGGCATTACTACCTTGTTCGGTTTCACCAGCGCCAGAGCCAATAGCTATAGAACGATCACCTTGTGATGTTTTACCAGCACTAATACCAATTGCAAAGGCATTACTACCCTGTTCTGTTTGACCCGCACCAGAACCAATCGCAACGGAACCCGCACCTT